CATGTAGCAGTAGAAACCGCTGCGTCGAGCCATTTCGCTTGGCGAAATCAAGAACCTTCGCCTTCGTATGGTCGAAGAAGAACTCTATCGGCGCGATGTAGCGATCGCCGGTGTCGCCGACCAGGACGCCTGCAAACTTCATGCCCTGACCGCGCATTCGAACGAGGAGATTCTCCTCGATCGCCCAGCACGCCAGCTGCTTCTGAATGGCGTCGGCGATGGTGCGCTCACCGCCGCGATAGATATCGGCGACGCGGCGGTGAGCGAGATAGATTTCGGAGCCGTCAGATAGCTTGAAGATGAGGCCGCAGAGACGCCGACCTACTTTGACCGGAGTAGTCTCCGGCTTCATGGGCTTCGATCGGGAGAACGCCGTGGTCGTCATAAGACCACAAGCCCTGCGCTCCGCGCGCGATGATAGGATCGCGAAATCTTTTTGGGTCGCGCAGCCGCCAGGCGTAATGCCCTACCATCCACATACCGAACATCTTCTCCCCCTCGGTCACTTCCTCCATAAATTCCTCGGTCATGACCTCGCACGAGTGAAGTTCCACCGTGCCGAGAATACAGCCACGCGGCAGTTCCATCAGTTCGGGTAGCCCCGTCTCCGAGTAAAACTGTTGAAAGTCTGGATCGTTGTAGGCCGTAAGCTGCTCCGGTCGAATGGATTTGGTCGCGGCTATCCCTATTCGTTCCCCGATCAGAGCAGCTGGCGCGGGCCAGCTCCTCGTCTCGAAGAACTTGTGTCGATGAACAATGAGGGACGCCCAGGGGTTCCAGATCGAAATGACTCTCATGCGCTCGCTCCAAGTGAATCCCCTTTCTTATATCAAATCATCGACGGTTAATAGTCAGATCACGCAGCCTCTTCTTCGATTTCCGCGACGACCGGCGGCGTGTATCCTTTCGGGAGGAGCGCGAGAAGCTTGCTCCATTCGCCGGCCTTCTCTAGCCGATCCGCGAGCGGGCCGGGATAGCTCTTGCCGCCTTCCCACTTCACGTAACCCGCGGAAGATTCGAGAACTTTCTCCTTCACGAGAAAGTCGATGGTCGACCGGAACACGTTGAACTTGCCGGTGCCATCCGGCAGGAACTCGAAGCGCCAGCTAGCCGTCCGGAAGGGCCGCGCGACCTTATTCTTGTTGATCACCGCGCTTATCTGCATCCCGACGACCTCCTTGTCCGTCGAGGACTTGGTGATCTTCGAGGCGCTGAGCATGATGCGCTGCGAGAAATAGAACTTGGAGTTGTCGCCGCCGGCTGTCTTGCGATTGTCGCCGTAGAGAACCTTCAGATCGATGCGGATCTGGTTCAGGAAGATCATGCAGATGCCCAGATCATCCGCGGATTGAGCGAGCGCCGGGAAATGGGCTGACGTCGCTCGCGCGAGCGCGGTGTTGTCGTTCATGTTGCGGTCGCCGGCCTCTTTGTCCTTGCCGGTCTTAGCGTCGATGAGGGCCGACTGCGGCACCATCGCGGCCAGGCTGTCGAACACCCACACGATAGGCGCCTTGGCGTCGATCAGCTTGTTCTTGCGGATGTGGCGCGCGACCTCGACGGCGATCGTGATCGACTCCTCGAAGGTGCGCGGCTTGCGGTAGATGAACTTACCCGGTCGAATGTCCAGCCCGAGTTGCGGCGCCAGCTTCATCGAGAACGAACGCTCATGATCCATGAAGCCGGCGATGCCGCCCATGCGCTGCGCGTGAGCCATGATGGCCGTCGCGATCGCGGTCTTACCGGCCGAAGGAGGTCCGGCGATCTCTACCATGCGACCGCCCGCGATGCCGCCTTCCCAGAGGTTTGACAGAGCGTAGTCAAGCTCTGGATAGCCGGTCGACAAAAAGACCGTGACGGTGGAAGGCTCGTCGTTCTCGCCAATGAGCGAGGCGATCGAGGCAGCAATGTCTTCAACGGATGCCATTATTCCAAATCTCCTTTTTGATCTTTCTCATCGAGAAAGCCGACCTTGGTCGCGTCATCGAGACGATTCACCATGAGCTTCTCCGTGGTGATCTCCTGATGCGTTACGGTTCCCGCCAACTCGAGGTTGGGCGAGGATTTTGCGATGCGGCCGGCGGGCTTCTTCCACTCGGCTTTCGCGGCTTCGAGCGTTTGCGTAGGCTTTGCGCTGGCGACCGCTGTATCGACCCTAGCGATAGCCGCGGGGCGCTCGTAGCTAGGTTGCGCGACCATTGTTCCGGCGCTCATGACAGGCTGACCGTTCGTTACGGGAGCGTCCCACGAGAACTCGCCGGCTGAGATCACGACGCGATCCTTGCGCGCCTGCTCCTCGATGTTGTTCGTGGTGCTCCGAATGAACCCGAAGACCTTTTCGAACTGATCCGCGGAGATCGCGTGACCTTCTTTTTCGAGGAGCTTGAGTAGCTCGCCGAGACCCTTTCCGATCGTCGTCACCTGAGCGCCGATCGCGACCGAGCCTGTGAGACGTTTCACACCGCGGGGCATTAAGCTGTCACTCCTCTAAAGGGCGCCAGCCATTCGCTGCCGCCAGTCAATATTGATTGAAACATCCACTTACGGCAGAACGCTTCGAAGCCCGCCTCATCTAAGGAAGGTTTCGTTAATGTAAGACCGTTCGGAATAGGTATTGCCGATGAATTCAAATCCATCAGCTGCATGTTACGTCTATATATATCATGCTTCTGCTCGGATATAGCGAACTCCCTGAACTTAGCCGGGAGCTTCTCCGGGTCTATACTTTTATCCAGGAAACCATTGAAGAAGTTATTCACCGATCCGTACTTGACGATGAACTCGACCGCTCCTTTCTCTCCGATGCCGCCGACACCCGTCACCGAGTCCGACTTATCACCTTGCAGAGACTTCACTTCGGCCCATTGATCTGGCCTGGTCAGACCGACCCACTCGCCCGACTTGCGCTCGAAGCCGATGCCAACCGACTCCGTGGACGGCGTCTTGGTGCCGAACGTGTTGAAGCCGATCCGGCGATTGTTGATCAGATCGACCCAGACCACGTTCTTGCCGACTAGCTGAATCCAGTCCTTGTCTCCCGACATAAGGACGATCCGCTTCTTGTCGGCGTAGCGTCGCACCGTAATAGCGGCCAGGTCGTCGGCTTCCATGTTGAGCGCGAACATGCGACGCACGCCCAGAAGATCCACCGCGTCGTTGATCATCTTCTTCTGGCTCTTGTAGGACTTCCGGATCTCCGCTTGCGCGATCTCGTTCTTGGTCACGGCCGGCTTGTTCCGATCGCCCTTGTAGTCGGCGTAGGCGTTATAGCGCCACGAGATACCGTCATTCAGAATGATGGGCGTCAGCATGGGATACTGAGCCACGCTCTCGCGCAGCCGGCGAATGAAGCCGAAGGCGCCCTGCGTGTCCTGATCGCCGACGCTAAGCCGCTTCATCGACGACGCCGCGAACCCCCAATTTGACGCATCTATCAGCATGAAACCCGCATTCATAATGCAGCCGCCGCGATGATCTCACGAGCTTCCATGACCAGCTTCCAGAGAGCCTCGGCGTCATCGAAGCAGTCGTCAGATGGCGTGTCCGCGATCACCTCATCATCGGTGCATCCATCATAAGCGTATCGATAGCACTCGGCGTATTGCGCCTTCAGAACCTTCATGCGCTCCGGATCGTAGGGTGAATCGAGCGCGGCGATGCGCGCGATGAAATCGATGGCGCTCATTTTAGAATCACCTTCGTCAGATCTTCCCAACCCATGACGCCGATCTTGGTCGTGTCGGTCGGAGCCTCATAGATTCGCATCACCTGATAATCATCCAGCTCCGACTCGTAATTCGTGTGAAAGATTTCGGACGCCTCGATGATGCTGTTGGCGCAGACGAACTGGCTCTGATCTTCGCCGTTGTGATCCTCGGCACAGACATAGTACATGCGGCTCATGATTTCTTCCTTTTCATTGTTGTACTGATGCGGGAGATCAAGACCTTCATGGAAAACACCCTCGAGGAACCGCTTGGCTAATTAGGCCACGCATTCACGCACTTACCGGATCATCGCTATTGCAAACTCGCGAATGATTCAGAGGTCATTCTCGGCCCGAAGGGCTCCGAATGGAGAATGTTTTCGATGAAGGCGATGGGACGGCGCTTTAACTCTGCGCCGTCCCATCTATACTAGACCGCGTCCCGTTGGGGTCGATCTAGTGTCTCTTAGATCGCGTCCAACTCGCTGAGAACGCTGTCGAGGTCGGCCGGGTCCATCGCGGCCCCAAACTGATCTTCAGCCTTCTCGACGACCTTCTCGACGACGGCGACCTTGGCGGCAGCTTTCGCGGGAGCCTTCGCCGGAGCCTTCGCGCTGGCTTTCGCCGCGAGCTTGGCCGCGATCTGAGCTTCGAGAGCCTCTTCGGCCTCGAGTTCAGCCAATTGAGCCGCCATCATCTCGCGCTTCGTCAGGGTCTTGGTCTCGACGACCTCGACCTCCGGTTCGGCCGCGATGACTTCGGCGACGGCCGCGGCGGCGGCTTCAACTTCCGCATCCGGAACGCTCGCCGATGGGCGCGTCAGAAGAGCCGTGTTGCGAACGGGCAACGCGCCGACCTTCAGACCCGAGACATTAACGCCGGTCAGATTGCCGATCGCCGTCAGCGCCTTACCTTCTTCTCCACGGAAGAACTCCGATTCGACCAGCGCGAAGAGATCGATCGCGCTATCGAGTGAAGCCTTCGACACCGGCTTGGCGCCGGGATGGGGAAGAACGACATACTTGGTTTCGAGACCGCGACCGGACTTCTCGATCGTGAACTCGAAGCCTGTCTTGTGATCGAGAATGTAGCCGGAATCGTCGGCGTAGGTCTCGACCATACCCATGATCGTCCCGAAGGTCGTCGGGGTGATCTCTAGCGCGACCGCGTTCTCGGAGGCGTCGCCGCCGCTCTTGATCACGACGTTCAGAAGGATGGTGGTCTTCGCCTTCCATTCCTTCATGAGCTTGATGTCGTCGTCGGTGACGGCGCCCCTGATCGCCATCTCGATCGCTTTGTCCACCGCGCTCTCGACGCCGAAAACGATCATGGAGTTGCCGACGACGGCGACGGGCTTGCCGTTCGACTCGGTTTTGATCCAGTTCACGCCACATTCCTGCCAGAACTGGCCGGCGACGGCGATCGGGGATGTCGTGGGGGTCGTCAGGATTCGGAAGCGCGTCTTGCCTTCCTTGAGCTTGTAGATCTTCCCGCCGCCGCGAGAGAACTTATTCTTCGCGCCATGAATGAGCGCGAGCATTTCTGCTGACATAGCCATGTGACTTGGTACTTTCTTGCTGTTGTGACTTTGGACTTTGAGACTAGCTGCATCGCGACTTAGCGATGCAGCTGTTTAGTATTATAGCGAAAACTTCGCGGGACTCGAGAGGTAAATCAACATGGACTTACGAATTTAGTCGCGCGGAGTTCCATCTTGGTGTCGCGTCACCGCGACGTTGGCCCACATCGCATTGGCGCGATGTGCCCGCAGCACGAACGTCTTGTCGGCGCCGGCGGGAAGTAGAGCGTCGAGCGCCTCGCTGTAGACCTTCGCCGCTTGTCGCAGTTCGGCCATCGTCGCGACCTGCTCGTCGGTCGGTTTTAGATATTCGAATGTTGAGGGGTGAAGGGTCATCATTCGTGCTTCTTCGCCTGACCGATCTGGTAGGGCATCCATGTCGCGTGACGACCGCGTCCTTCGGTCGAGTCATCTTCGCCCAGAAGATCGACGGACGTGACTGGCACAGGGTTGCCGCCGGAATCGATGACCATCAAATTCACCATTCGATCGCCCCAAACGTGAGCGATAAGAGCGGCGAGAGGCTGACCGGGACTGTGATAGAGACCGATGAAGCTATCGTCAGGATAGAACCAGACGACACGACCGACCGTGGGGATGATGCGGGCCATCAGTTGAAGTACCCGAACCAAACGCCGAAGCCGTGAATGATGCCGATCGGGAAGATCACGCATCCGAACGCCAATAGAACCCAGGCGCCCGCCTTAATACAGACGAGAACATGCGTGACCCAAGCGCAGAATGCCGCGGTCCATCCGACTATAAACAGACCGCTAGCCAGAATAACACCCAAAGACTCCAAATATTTCAAACTACTTCTCCATTGCTACGCGCGACCATAGCGGCCACGCGATTCGCTGAACCCTTAAAGCTTTCGTCTACAGCCTCTCGGCGTCTGATCGATACCTCCCCATCCATTTCCTTACGCGCCATAGCGCCGTGCTGCACGAGCATGTCCTTGCGGTCCATGAACCCCTTGACGGCGATCTTCGCGATCGCCTCGATCTGTCGCGCTTCGTTGAGCGCGCGACGGTATTGAATGACCGTCTTGTCGCCCTTGAGCTCCATCGCGAGCGAGGCTTCCGTCACCTTCTCGCCGGCGGCCGCGGCGATGTCGCGCATCTTTCGACACACCTTCGACTCGGCGATGTCCCGCAGCATGGCTACGTCATCGACCTGCTTTGACGCCTGCGCTTGCAGGACGCCGTAGTGAACCAATAAGCTCGACTGCTGAATCATCGCGTTGGTTAGATCTACCAGCGAGTAAGCCATGTCGCGCTTCAAGGCGGCGGCGTCGATGACGTTTACGACTTTATATGCCATGTGCTGCGTCTTTCTGAACGTCAATTTTGATTTATCATTTATAGCAAAAGCTGCGCGGATGTCACTAGGAAATGAGCTGACTTACAGAGGCGAAGACAGCGTTGAGGTTCAGCTGTTTATCGGCGTCGTGCCAGATTTCCCCAGGTCCGAAGCCGATGACCAGGTTAGCGTCGAGCCTGGCGTCGTACATAATTTTCCCCGCCTCTTCGGAAGCTCTGCCCTTAAAATCGGGAAGAAATGTTCTAACCGTCGTCGCGCCCATGAGCACGATGATCGGCGGCTTCACGATGCTGAGCTCCTTATGGAAGTAGGGCTGAAACATCTTCAATTCCTCTGGCGTGATCGACTTACCCGCCTTGGGGCGCTTGATCATCGCCGTCCAGAACGCCTGCTCCGGACGTATATCGGCTTCATCCATCGCCTCCTGCACGCGCTCTAGCGCGAATGGTCGACGCGAGGGCTTCGACATGAACATCATGTTCTCGGCCTCCTCCTGGGGAGAGGGCGCGTCGAACACGATCATGAACTGGGCGAACTTGCCGATGTACGGTCGAACCGGAACGCAGTCGGCGACCACGGCGCCGAGCATGACGTTATAGACCTTCTCGAGTCGGCGCGTGTCGCTCTCTTCCAGCGACATTTCGCGGTTCACTGGCACGACTCCGGTGATCAAGCCGGGAATGAACTCACGCTGGTATTTAAGCCGGCTGGGGCTGTCTATAGCGGCGTGAGTGGGCTCGATAGCCGCGAAGCTTCCGATGTTCTCCAAGATCGCTTGCTTGGCGACGTTTATCAGCCGCTTGTTCACGCGCGCCACGAAGTCGGACTGGCTCGTGAACTTGACAGTCGCGCCCTTCTCGTTCGTTCTCGCCTCGACGATCGCCTTGGCGGCGTTGGCTGAGAGACCCTTGATGCGCGTGAAGGGGATCATCAGCTTCTCGTCGGTGAGAATCTCGAAGCGACCCGTGGCCGTGTTGATCTCTGGCGCCTCGACCTTGATGCCGAAACGTTCGGCGTCAGCGAGCAGCGCACCGAGCTTATCCTCCTTCACCATCGAGAGCGTCGCGGCATAGAACTCGACCGGGAAATAGGTCTTCAGATACATCGCCTGATAGGAGATCATCGTGTAGGTCACGGAATGGGATTTGTTGAAGCCGTAACCCGCGAAGCCGGCGATCTTATCGAATTGATGTTCCGCCCATTCCGGCAAGCACCCGATAGTCTTGATGCAGCCGTCGACAAATGTACCGCGCTCTTTAGCCATCTCAGCCGGGAGTTTCTTGCCCATTATCTTCCGGAGCTTGTCCGCGTTAGATGCTGAATAGCCTGCGATGACTCGCGAGGCCCGCATAACCTGTTCCTGATAGACATAAACGCCGAAGGTTGCTTTCAGAACGTCCTCAAGAAGAGGATGGTCATACGTCGTTGCTTCCAGACCTTGCTTACGCTTCCAATAGCTGTCCATCATTCCGGACTCCATTGGGCCAGGGCGATACAATGCTGTCGCCGCGGTAATATCGTCGAAGGTTATAGTGCCATCTTTACCGAGTTCCCTAATCAGGCGCCTCATGCCCGCACTCTCGAACTGGAAGCATCCAACAGTTAAACCCTGTGCAAAGTTTGTCAGCACCTTCTCGTCATCGAGAGAGATCGTGGTAAGGTTCACCCTCTTGGAGTGCCGCTCGCGAATGTACTTGGATGCGAGGTCGATGATATCAAGCGTCTGCAAGCCGAGGACGTCGAGCTTGATCAGCCCTTGATCCTCCACGATGCGCTTGTCCCAATTCACGACGCTCTCGTCGCCTTTGCGATGCTCGATGACCGCGCGTTCGCGAAGGTCACAGCCGCCGACGACGATGCCGGAGGCGTGCTGACCCAGGTTGCGCATGACGCCTTCGAGCTTGAGCGAAACGTCCCAGATGCCGGGGAACTTGTCGCGATAGCTGCCGATCTCGGCGACCTGTTCCGCGGCGACCTCGAGCTTAACGTGAGCGCCATGAAGCTTCGGCGTGAACTTGGAGCAGGCGTATTCCCGCTCGTCGAGCCCGAACATCTTGCCGACGTCACGGATCGCCGAGGCGGGTCCAAGCGTTCCGAAGTTGGTGACGCCCGCTACACGCTCCGCGCCGTATTTCTGAACAAGGTACGCAACGATTTCGTGACGGCGTTCTGACATAAAGTCCAGATCAGCATCAGGCAGATCGAGACGATCAGGATTGATAAATCGTTCGAAGAGAAGCCCAAAACGAATAGGATCGCAGTCGGTAATGCCCATAAGAAAAGCAACAAGACTTCCGCCGATCGATCCTCGTCCGGGACCGACAAGTATTCCCACACTTTTCGCATAGCTCACCACGTCCTCTACTAGAAGAAAGTAACCGCCGAAATTCAACGTCTTAAGAACGCCTAGCTCATAGACGAGGCGCGTCTTATAGACCTCCAACTCGGTCGGATCAGGCTTGTAGCCGAACGTGATGTTTCCGAGACGCTTCGCCCATCCGATCTTGCACTTGGCGACGACCTCGGCAAACTCGTCCGGAGCCATTTTCGGCAGCGAGACGGCTTGCTTCTTCCATTCGTACTTGATGGAGTCCGTGAGCGCGACGATATTCTGAAGACCATGCTGAAACGCCGTGTTCGTCTCCGCGGGGTTCGCTCCCCGCTTCAGTAGACGCTTGATCGACTCTCCGCACTCAAGCGTCAAAGCCGCCTTGGTCATCGGATAGAGATCACGGAACGCCGTCGATTTGTTCCACATGCTCGACAGCGGCGTGTTGGAGCAGATCGCGCCCATCACCTCGGCCGCGTCAGCCTCGCCCTTGTCGTAGCAGATCGGCCGCGACACGAGCGGCTTGAAGCCATGATCCCGAACCGCTTCAATCGCCTTCGCGTTGAGGGTGTCGAACAGCGGCGTGTTGATAGGCGTCAGCGTCACATAAACGCTCACTGACAAGCGAATTTTTTCGAGTATCGACAGCGCGTCTTTATGATGGAACACGCTGTAGACGTCGCTAGAAGCGATTGCAGCGTCGTCCGCATTCATGTCTGCGATCTCATTATAGAGATCAGAGAACGACAGCTTGGCGTTATTGTAGAAATGAGCCTCGTCGTTCGCGAGGCTCAGTAGTCGGAACAGTCCGATCATGCCGCGCTCGGACAGGACATAATAGGTCAGAAAGTATTCGGTCGGAGCTTTCTCCTTGCCCTCCTTCTTCGGAGGCTTGCGCCAGGTGTGATCGTCGACCAGGCGGATGCGACATCCGATGATCGGCTTGACGTTCTGTTTCTTGCAGCGGTTCGTTAAGTCGATCATGCCGCTGACGGTCATGGTGTCGGTCAAAGCGATCGCCGTGGCGCCGGCTTTCACGCCCGCATCCACCAGCCGCTCGATCGAGAGTATGGATTCGCCGATACTGAAATTCGAGCGAGCGGCTAGTAGAGCGTGCATGTTTGTTTCCTTTAACCTTCGAGGCCGCGCCATCCCGTGATCGATACCGTGTCGTATTGCAGGTTGGTGGCGATGAGCTTCTCGACGTTCTCGATGTCCGCCTGGGTGTAGAGGTCGCGAGGGCCGTTCAGAAAGACGCGCCCCCTCAAGCGCTCGTCACCCTTGATCCATTCGTACCAGATCACGACCTTCTGCGGCGGGATCGGCGCCGCTTCCACCACCGGATGATCTTCGGGATCGAGAGCGGCGTTATTTCCCGCGGCGTCAGCGCTTGTATCAGTAGTATCCATTAACCATTTCCTTTCAGTGTTATGCGTCCATTTTCGTTGGTGATCGCCCCAAGCGCGGTCAGCGCGTGGATAGCTTGGCTCGTGTGAGAGGCCGCGGTCTCACTCGTCCAATTCAGTTGCGTCATGAGCGCGAAGCAGAGTTCCGTCCGCTTAACGCCTTCCGTTGCTCTCAACAGCATGTCGCAGGCAATTCTCATAAAGCCAGGTTTGTTCGTGAACGGGTTCACGCCTTGGCGAAGCTTGTCGGTCACGGTCACGCCAGCGCGTTCGATCCGTTCGAGAAGATCAACGACCTTCACGGGGTAGAGCGCGGGTGTCGGCGCAACCTCGGGCGTCCGCGACGCGATCGTGATCTGGGCCGACTTCACCTCGATCTTGAACTGCGCCTGAAGCGCCGTCCGCCGAGCTTGAGATCGCGGCGCGCATGTCGCCGAGAACATGCAAAGCGAGCAAATCGGCCCATCGCCCTTGTAGATGATGGGTGAGCCAAAACATCCTGGCGCGAGGCTCTGATCAATCATAATTAACTTGTCTCTCTGGTAGAACGGCCTGCTAATTTCGCTAGCTCACGGTAAATCTTGGAGCGCTCGTAGCCGTAAAGCTCCATGAAGTCGAACACCATAGCAGCTGTGACGCCCTTTGGGGCAGCGAAATCGCGATCTAGCGATTTAGCGACACGCTTGAACGCCTGATAGTCCTTCACCGCCTCGATCAGAAACGCTGGCGGGCTGTCGAGAAACTCCACGAATTGTCGCGTCAACGGCGTCATCTTCGCCATCATGTTCATCTTGCGCTCTTTCGCCTCTAAAAGAACATCTTGCCCCTCGGCCCCATCCGATACAGCCGAATGAAGCGAAGCCGCTTCATCTGTTTCATTATCAAGAGAAGCCGCGTGACCCTCTGTAATCTCTTCCTGAACCCAACGGTTGACATGAAGCTGCATTCCCCGAACCAGATAAGCCCCAAAGGGCACGTTGAATTCAGCCTTCCAGCTGTCGCGCGCCTTGCACCATGCGATGCAAAGCTCCTGCTTAATGTCGGCGAGCATCAGACTTCTGGCGCCGCCCGACTGAGCGCGTCGCCAGACCTTCCAGGCGAAGTTGTCGATCGCCTTCTGATGCGCCGGCGTGAAGATGATCTGGTCGTTCATCGCCTTATGCCCAAATACGCTGCGCGTAACTATCGGCGACCTCGCGATCGACGCGCGACAAACGAGCGCCCCAGGCCGTCTTGAGACCCGCGCGCCAGTCGCCACCCTTCATGACGGCGTATCGACCGGCGTTGATCAGCTCACGAGGCGAGATCGTCGAGGCGACCTTGCCGCCCTTGAAGGCTTCACGGAAATCATTGGCGAAGCTGACGATCTTCTCCGCGTCTTTCTTGTCGATCTGAGCCTGACCGGAAACGACCATCACTTCGACCTTCGGGTCCATGTAGCCGACTTCGACCGTGACGCCGAAGCGGCTATAGTTCGCTGCGTCCTGCATCTGCGTGCCCTGATAGAGCCCGGTTTCATCGCCGGAACCGTTTGTGTTTCCCGTCGCCACAAACCGGAAGTTCGGATGCGGCTTGACGAGACGCATTTCCGGAGGCGCCTCCTTGATGTAGAGCGGCTTGCCTTCGAGCACCGGCTGATAGACCGAGGTCACGGGAGCGATCGCGCGGTCGTATTCGTCGGCGCAATAGATGTAACCCTCGATCATCGCGATCGCGAGCGGCCCATATTGGAAGACGGTCGCGCCGTCCTGAACGACGTACTGCCCGATGATGTGCGATTCTTCGGTGCCGACGGTGTGCTGGACGCGCATGAACGGTCGTCTGACGCAGGCGGCGACCTGTTCGAGAACGGTGGTCTTGCCGGTGCCGTGATATCCCCAGAGGTAGCAGCCCGTGTTGAGCTCCAACGCGATCAGAATGGTCTTGGTCAGCTCGATGTCGAACACATAGTTCGGGTCGCGCTCGGCCAAGAGCAGCTTGGCGTTCTCGTCGTGGTCGTCGAACACAGCGACCATGATGTTGCCGCCGCGAGCGTTCTTAGCGGCTTTCGCCTCACCCAGACCGAACACTTCATGAAACGGCTGACGCGAG